GGGTATTCTCGTGTCAAACCCATCTCCGCCGCCTCCGAAATCATAAGAGGTCTGGTAAAGGTTATTTATATTCATGGACTTGTCATCCAGAAGGTATACTTAATCAGAGGACACTAAAGAGTTGAAACAATTACTTTTCTACCCGAGGGTAGGAATTGTGTTCAATACTTTGACATGGTAGCATACACTTAGAGGAGACGGACGTAGTCACATCATCCTTTTGATTTCTGTCAACTGGTGGCACGTACCTCTTTGTGTGAGAGGCAGGGCCTGCTCGCCGAAGTCTATCTTGACAAGATAGATGTAGGACTGTTAGATCCTTTCTATCTACATTATCGAAGTTCCACTCCCAGGGCAAAACCCGTATATTAGTAAGTATACTGGGTCACCTAGGTGGATTAAGAGTCGGGCGAGGTTTTGTAGAGAAGGATCGAATAGACCAAAAGTGGCCTTATCGATCAAGAGTTCTAGCATTGCTAGCATTATTTTTTTATTCTCCTATGTCAAAGTCAATTAAACAACAATTTAATAGCTCAGTGACCATTAAAGATAAAGAGTTATCTTTGTGGTTACGGGGGCTACTATTTGTGTGTTCAGTTGATGACGACTTGCGAGAGGACTATTTCCAGCTAATGTCTCGTATTAAGGAACTTCGCAAGCACAGCGGTAACGCTTGGCTAGTGAAGTATCTTAAGGAGGCCACTAGGTTGGTAATGGTCTGGGTTTCCCAAGATATTACGTACCGTCAACAGACAGTACTTTCTATCGGGATCCCCGTTAAAATCTCAGGAGGTTTACCCTGTATAATACCGACACGTCTCCGTCGTAAGATGGAGGCGGGTTGTATTAAAACGGTTAAAACTACGCTTACTATGCTAAATCTGTACCGAATTTGGCAGTGTCCGCCTATAATGAAGCTAGAGACAATCACTTCGCCTTTTAGGGGGCTTAGTGAAACATTGTCTATAACTGAAATAAAAGCGGTATGTAAAGATCTTCCCTTCACCGGTAAACCGGAGAAGGTGAAGATGCTGAACATAACTACTGCGGGTCCGAACTTCAAGATCAGTTCTCTTTCCGCACCCTTCGATGCATTCTGCTTTGCCTTACACCCTAATCTCTTGGCAGCTTTAGAAAGCTACTGTAGATGATCGGGTAATATGGAATTCTTCTCCAATTTTGAAGAGGAATGTGCTAGAGTGCAGACATTTGTTAGGAAAGAGTGGCTGTCTTGAGTGTCCGAAAAGCCTTTAATGCTCGGTAAGCTTTCAAAGAAGTTTGAAGCTGCCGGGAAAATAAGGATTTTCGCGATCACAGATTTCTGAACTCAGAATCTCTTTAAACCTCTTCATGACTGGCTTAATCTTGGTTTAGCTAAGATAAATCAAGATGGAACGTTCGACCAACTTAAACCCTTATCAAATCTAACTGGCTCGTTTAGAGTTAGTTATGATTTGAGTGCTGCCACTGACCGCCTTCCATTAGCGTTTCAAGTTCAAGTGCTATCTATAGTACTCGGACAAGAACTGGCTATCGCATGATCAACCCTATTAAAAGATAGAGATTGATTCTTGCGGGAAGGTACTAAGTGAGTACCATATCGGTATGCTGTTGGTCAACCCATGGGAGCCTACTCATCTTTCCCAATGTTGGCACTGTCACATCACGTGATAGTCCAAATTGCGGCAAGACGGGCTGGCTTTACCAAGTGGTTTACCAACTATGCACTCCTTGGTGACGATATCGTTATTGGAGACCCTGATGTGGCCCCTCATTATCTGATGATTATGAGGGACATATTAGGAGTCGACATAAACTTATCGAAATCCTTGGCGTCTGATAAAGGGGTTCTGGAATTTGCTAAACGGCTATTTGAAGATAATGTGGATTTAAGTCCCATTTCTCCAAAGGTGCTCTTGTTAGCGGTCCGGAATATCTTTTACCTGCCAGACCTGATTCAGGATATGGTGGACAAAGGATATGAGGTTGATACAAGTTCCCTTCTAGCTTTAGCGCGAGAACCTCGGCTCTTTAAAGGAGCTGGGAAGATTAACGCTTATAAAGCTGTCTGAAGTTGTTTTCTCCCTTTCGGAGTTCTTAACGTAAGTCCAATACGATTTCTCGACATTGGATCAATGCGTTATGAATTGTTGTACAAGATTAGGGATTTTATCCTTAATTTTGCTCATAATTCATTGAACTCTGCCATGGAGCGATCAAACGCAGCTAAGGATAGCTGGTATGATGCTCGTGAGCAGGAGAGGGGTGGGTTACCAGGAGATGTTATAATCGAGCTTCCATCTACAAAAGTTGTGGATTCCTATATTATAGGTAAACCATTGGCTAATGTATTTGACTCAGCATTCAATCCTACAGTAGACCTCTACCGTGGAATGAATAATGAGGATGAGCTTTGGTTTTACATCGAGTCGTGACTCAAAGAGAATCTGGATAAGATCTCTGAGCCCGCTGTAGCGGTGTCAGATATTATGGGTCCTAAAGAACAGAATAAATCCAAAGGCCAGAAGGCCTGGGAGTTCTGGTCCATGGTCCATAATGTAGCTAGTGAGCTACCTA